CCTTCCACCACAAGCAACCGTCGTAGTCCGCAAGCGGACCAGACGTATTTGCCTGGAGACCGCCAGTTGTGGTCGTGTCCGTCAGGCCGAACCACCACGCACTCTCGTTGGTCGTGGCCTCAGCCAGCTTGAACCGCGCTTCAAACCAGAGCTTCTTTTGAAGCCCGAGGTTGAAGATTTCATTCAGCGATGCCATCGCGTGATAGTCGTTGTCAGCGGCGGCCGTGACGACGTTGAAAACACCGTGGGCGACATCCTGATAGGTATTGGTTCCAGTGGCTGAATCGTCAATCGTCTCGAATCCCGTGACCGTGGTATCTGTTGGCGGCCTCTGGAAATCCTCGAATAGATACGATCCAAGGCTCGGGTCTGCCAAGCATTGCAGGACGGGTGCATCACCCCAAAGCAGACATTCGGGGACGCCAAAGAGCCCAGTCGTGCCGCGGAAGCGAAGGATGTTGCCACCGTGTTCACGATAGATGGCAGGCTGATAGGTTCGTTGCAATGCAGTAGCCATAATTGGTTCCGTTGGTTACAGCGGCCGTAGCCGCCTAGTCACTAGGACACGGTTTCAAAACGCTTACACCACTTGAGTGCTCTGAGGAAGCTCCGTTGGGTGTCCTTGCAGCCAGATAGCTGCGAAAAATATGTTGCCGGCGGCATTGTCTGCTGGAGTCACGGTCACGCGGATGTACCGCTTGGTTCCCTTGTAACCCAGCTTAAATACCTTGTTGTCATCGGCGAAGTCCAGGCCCATCGCCTCGACGCCCAGCAGGTCGGCGTCTGCAACGGCTGTATTGTCGGTCAGACTGGAGTTGTCACCCTCTTCCATTAGCACGGTGAAACTCACGTCGGCATCAGTATTAGTGCCGAAGATGCCGACGAACTCGTGTGAGTTGTATCCCGCGGTATCAAGGATCGCTGATACGATGGCAGTATTGTCGGTTTGCGCGGCCACGGGCGGCTCGGCCAGGCTGCACTTGATATTGTTATGGAGGTCTTGCGCCATGGCTTATTTCCTTTTGAAACGTGGTCGTTCGTGGACAGTTGATTCCGCGGTCGCAACGGCCGCACATTCCGGTTCAACGGCTTCGGCCTGTCCGCGCTGGATCAATCGATAGGCTTCGCGTTCCGGCAACTCGATAATGTCGCCTTCGCGTTGCTCAACGGCTCCAGCGCGGTCAGTTAGTAATCGGACTTGCATAGTTCACTACGCTTGTAACAGGTGCTTTACTGGTGCCACGCCGGCATCCAGCAAGTGACCGTCGTGCCGGCTGAAGGCCAAGAAACCAACCTGATCGGCGTCGGCATACCGCTCGTTGAGTCGGACCATCCGCACACCGGCCACGTCGCGAATCTTATACTTGGACAGCAAGCCGAATATCATCGTCTTGGTGGCCGTGGCCACGGACGATTGCATGTGCTGGTTGATGTTCAATGGGAACCCGGCGATGCGATCTGCCACGCCCGCATTTAAGCCGGCGCTCCAGAGATATGCGCCGTTACCGTCCTTCAGTTTGCGGATGGCGAGCAAGATGTTGTCGTGCATCATAAAGCTCGCGCCCGTGCGATAGGCCGGGTCGACCGAATGCACCAACTCCAGAATCTCATCGGCAGCAATCGCCGTGGCACTGGCTGTGGTAACGCCGAGAGTTGAGCCGGGGACGATGCCTTCCGGTTGGCTGGCCCCAGTGCCGACGGTGAAGTGTCGGTTGGTGATTCTCGCCAGTCGCTCGCCGAGCTTGGCCCCGATATCGGATGCCAGATCGAAGGCGCTATCCTCCAGCAATTCGACAGGCACTTGGATCAGCTTGGAGCTGTACTTATGAGCGTAGAAAATCACTTGTCCGAATGTGATATCCTGCTCCGAGACTGCCGTGTTCTCGGCGATGATCGCGCCTTCATTGCTCGTATCATTTGAAGTCGGCCACGGGATATTATTACCGCTGGTCGTTCGCATCACGTCGGCTACTTGACGCATGCCGCCGAATGCCAGCATTGCAGATTCCAGGCTGTTCACGAAGCCGGTTGGAATTGTGTACGCACCTGCGGGGCCGGAGATGTGCGACTGGTCGCGGAACTCGCCCAGCATCTTGCCAACGTCGCGGCGTAGGCTGAAATCGTAGGAAGCGGCGTGCGGCCGAACGCCAACCTTCGTGCAGGCTTCGTAGTGTCGCTTTTCGAGTTCCTTGCCGCAACCGCTGCGGAGCCAGGCTTGCAGGGCAAAGGCGCGATCCTCTTCGGTCGGTTCGTTCGTTGTTTCGCCTTCCACGACGGCGGTCTTACGCTCTTCGGCTTCGGCCTCTTTGCGACCATCGAAGTCCCCGCGGCCGGGCAGTGGCTGACGCTTTTCGGCTGGCGGCTCCTGCCGCTCCTGGTCCAGCAGCACCTTTTCGGCACGCTCGGACACCAGGATCTTGCGAGACAAGTCGTCATAGTCCTTGTTGAGCTTCTCCCAATTGGGTTGCTCTTCGGCGGTGAAATCGCGGTTCTCGTTGTTCACGAGGTCCGCCATGACTTTGATCTGGTGAGCCAGCGGACCACGCTCTTCGCGTAATGCTTTGGAAGTGAAACTCATGTGTCTGTCCCCTACGGTAAGTCGCCGGGAGGGATGCACGGAAAAAGAAAACCGGCAACAGCCCACCAGCGATAAGGAATGCCTATCGCTTGGCAAGGTTGCAGCCGATTAAACGTGCTACAGACTTTGCAAGATTGAATTGTGCGGGACTAGTCCCGATGAATAAATACTACCTGACATTAGGCGGCGTTCAATAGGAGTGGCCTATTCTATTTCGGCTATTTCGGCCGTGAATACTTGCGAACCGTTTCACGTGCCAATCCAAGTTGCTTGGCGACTTGCCTTTGAGACTCACCGCAAGCAACTCGCTGGCGAATGTCGATACGTTGAGCTACTGGAATCAACTTGCCACGCTCTGCCATCAGCCCAGTTCCTTTGCCTCGCGAGCAATCGCGATCGCTTGCTGAAATGCCGCAGAATTAAGGGTCATTTTGCGGGTTGCCGCCCACGCTTCCTCTGGATGCGACAATTCACCTGTAGCACAACACATTGCAATCGTCTTTTCTATGTAGTGCTCATCGGACGATTCTTTCAACTCCCACCAGAAATGATCTATCAAGAAGCAGCTCGGAAACGGAAGCCTCAAAGAGAGTTCGTCCAGCAGCCAATCAACAACACATGCCCGATCTTCGCAGATTCTTCTAGCAGCAATCTCTGCCAGAACTCTTAGATACCACTCCCGCTTTACGCGACCGCTGGCTATTGCATTCAGCGGGCTTGGCAACTCAAGTGATAAGGTTCGGTAATAGCTCGCAGCTTCCTTGAACCTTCCGATCCACAAGAGGTTATCGACGATTTCTCGACTTCGCAGTTCATCAACAATGGTCGAAAAATATCTGAACACATCTCCATTGCTCTTGATGCCGGTTCCTGGCTTCAGGCGTTGAATCGATTGCTCGATGGTAAGAAGTCGTCCGACGACGCAATTGAGCAGTTCCCTAGCACGTCCAAGAACGTAATCGATTGGCGACATACCGCCCTTCTGTGCATTGCAATTGTGGCAAGCCAGTTCGATTCGTGTGCCACCAGCCGACCGTGGAATCACGTGCTCCCGTGCAAACCGCCCGTTTGCGAGAGGCAATGGGCAATAATAGCAGTGCCCTGGTGGAACTCGCATCAATTCAATGGGTTCCCTTATTTCCAGAATTTCCTGATCGCCGAACATGTCTAACTGCATCAGCCAACCGCCTTGGCCCGCTGGGCATAGCCAGCTAGCTTCTGCGCTAGCGCCGCTGCATCGGCTTGCTTCGCTTCCCATACCTCGAATGACTTCCGTGCTTCATCAGCATCGCCACTACTACGCAACCCGGCTGTCGTCGATCCATACGCCGGGTAGGTCACGGGGCCGCAGTCGAGAAGCCGAACGCTGCGAATCTCTCGCACGCTGATTCCACTTTCCTCTCGCCATTCGTCGTCTTCCACGCAAAACGCAAACGAACTTCCGCCAACATCGCCGCGGCGCAAGTGCTCCGCAATGTCCTTACCGAGCTGAGTGTTCGGAGGGTTAATCGTGTATCTCAACCCCTTGGCGAACTTTTCCAACTTCATGGTTCCAGCGGTCGTTCTTCCGAGCAAGTTGTTTGGGTCGTGGTTAAACAAGGCACGCACGTCGTCGCCATCCGCCAGCGCGCGGTCAAACGCCGTGGGCAGAATTCTTTCCTTGGCCCCAGGCCACAACTCGTATTCGGTTCCCGCATCGCGTGCGTCGTAGAACACCGCTGCATAGCCAACGATTTTTGGCGGCGCTCCATCCCGCTCTTCTAGTGCCACGCTGCCAGTTTCAGACGTAAACCTTCGTTCCATGATTGCCCTCGATTCTTAGTCTTATTTCTCGTTCCAGCGATTCCCACACCACTAGCTTTGATCTTCCATCCGGAATCGTAACGGGTAGTCCGTGCAAACTAATCAGGTCGATGCATCGCTGACGTACCTCTGTCGCCTTGCGCCGTGTTGCTTGCGCCTTCTTTCGATTCTCCAGCCAAGCATCGGGGTTATCTCGTATGTACTCAGCGGCAAGTTTCTGGTGTTTTGCTCGGCACTCCGACGAGCGACAGGCTGCCATTCGCTTCGCTTCGTTCGCTGCATTCTTTGCTGGATTATCTGCTCGCCATCGCTTTTTTGATGCGATCATTTTTGCCACCGCCTCAGGTGACTTTGCCGCAGCCACCATTGCCGGCTGGTGTTCTGGGTGCAATTTGCACCACTCTCTCACGGCTATTGTGTGCTGCTCTACTAGTTCTGGTCTTTCGGAATACAATCGCTTCTTGCTGTCGGATGCACGCTTTCGTGATTGCGGAGTTCTTCTGGTGGCAACTGATTTACCAATTCTGTTTTGATACTCTATCGGGTTTTCTTCTATCCAAATACGTTGTGATATGGATTGCTTAGCCTTCCATTCGTTTGTTCCGGATGCGGCAACAGCCAACGCCTGAATTGCTCGACTTAGTTCCCTGTTCTCAGCGTGCCGCTTTCTCTTGGATTTAGCGAGGGCGACTCTTCCTTCTGGCCCCATTGATGGCGACTCTCCACCAGTTGACTTGTTTGTTAATGGTCCGGTTCCAATGTCGGTCCTGCCGTATTCGAGAATCAGTGCGCATTCTCTATCGCAAGCGTCGGATTCCACGCCATGCCAACTATCGATGCCATATTTAATCTCTCCGCCTGACCGAAGTATTTTCCGAATCACATTCAACTTGTGTGTGTTTGGCGAACGACTCCATTTGCCACGGGCTTCTCTCAAGTGAGCGTGAACACGACGCCCCTTACCCT